AATTATTTTTTATTACTTAGCCATAAATGAATAAAGGTGCTTTTAACCGTTAAGTAGGGAGCAGAAAGTATTCCCCTACTCCCTACTCCCTACTCCCTGCTCCCTACTCCCTCGCTCGGTAAACCTAGCTATGGTACGGCTATACGCCCGTGCTTTGAAGGGAAAAAGAGCTTATGGGACACGGCCTCAAAAACGCGGAAAAAATGTATCAATGGTGAGTGCAATTACACTAAAAGAAGTTTTGACTTTTTTCAATGTACTAGGAGCAATAGATGGAGTAACCTTTGAAGCGTTCATCCTTAGGAAATTAGTGCCGAAGTTATGGCAGGGAGAGTACGTAATATTAGAGAACTGCAGTGTTCATAAAGGAAGTATTGTATAAAAAGTTATTAAAGAAGGTGGAGGACAGGTAATATATTTACCTCCTTCCTCACCAGATTTTTCTCCACTTGAAAATTGCTGGTCAAAATTAAAGTGTATATTGCGATCTTTTGGGGCCAGGACTTATCAAGCATTAGAGTCAGCAATTACCCAGGCATACCAACAAGTGTCTGAACAAGACCTTTACAATTGGTTTACTCACTGCTGTTACTGTGCTTCATCTATTTGAGAAAGGCTATATCCACTCCGCGCCAAACTTAAACCATGCTGAAAAAGTTCATACCGAGCCGGAAATATTCGGCTCAATGCCCGAAGTCAGGTCGGATTACTCGGCGCTGGCTGCAATCCGCGTAGATTCCTAGAAAAGCTGCCCAAGTGCGATCGGCGTGTCCTTCGCTATCCCTATCGGCATCAACCCGAACGTTACCCAATGGCGTCGTGATTTTCCGCAGCTTGTGAAGGTCTGCTCGCAATAGTGAATCGCCCATTGGGATGCGGATCTTCCTATCCTCAAAGGCTTGCTTGCCCATAATCGCTAGATGCTGCTTCGAGGTGCTGGTGAAATGAACGCCTTCAACTCGGTGTTTACCGTATCGGCGCTGCGCGTCCTCAACAGGTTTCTCTCCAAGACCAGTAGCATCCATCGCTAATCGCACTACGCTGTAACGGTTGATCAAATCGTCTAGAACGGCATCTTGTTCAGCAAAACTGGCACGCCTTAGGGTGCTGATTTCTCTTGTCCAGAGTACGTCACCAATTTTCTCAAATACTCACGCTACCCACAGGTCATTCCGCCTCCCGATGTCGCAGCCGATAAAACAGTGTCCACCCTGGTAGCTGTCAGGGATGCCTGCTAATTCATCTTCACAACTGTTAATAAGATCGTATGAAAGCCAAGCAGTTGCTTCGTCCAACCATTTGAGTTCAAATTCTTGCTCCCAGGCGTCGTCATCATTTAATGCCTGCTTTAAATTTTCGATATCACGAGGCAACCCATCTCGAACTGCTGTATAAATATCCGTTACGTGGCGACTCCAGATTTCCTGTTCTGATCTCATAATGTCGTAGAAATTATTGCCTTTGCCATTAGGGGTACTCGTAATTCTAATACTATGGCCAGCACTGATAACTGGAAACAAGGCAGTCCAAATTTTTCTACTATCTTGGTGCCAGGCAAATTCCTCGAAAAAAACGCCATAACTATGACCGCCTGCGGTCTCTGCGTTTGCTGAAAGAGCAGTAATTCGACTAGCTTGAGGTAAAACTATTTCTAGGGTTTTATATGTGGCGTCGGATGTCCATTCATAATCTAAAAAGTCAAATGACATTGAATAAGCTTGACAGTGAGGTTTGATTGCCTCTTCCATGACTTCTTTAGCTTGCCGCTCTCCGCGAGACAGTATAATCCACCGAGCTTTGTGGTTATTGACTTCTGCTTGAAAGCAACTATCGACAATCTCTAAAGCTGTGCAGAAGCTTTTCCCTGTTTGTCGAGCCTGCATAGAAATTTTAAGCCTGCTTTTATCTAGCAGCCATCTTTTTTGGTAAGGGTAAAGTTGAATGGCGGGCATCTAGTTCTCCTCAATTTCTGATAAGAAGCAAGTTGCCCGAAATCGCAGTTCAAACAATTGCTCGTAAAGTGGATTCAGCTTGCACAACGGTGGGATATGAATTCGCCAGAAGCCCAACAGGTGGATGTCTCGCGCAAAAGGGCAGCTAGCAGGAATTAGCTTGCCGATAAGGTTGGCTGTCCGTCGATCGCAAACTTCAACATTGGTTATCCACTCCTAGCAAGCTACCAATCATAGGTTTTTAATCCCCACCCAGGCTCCCACTTCTCCATTCGGGTGATGCTCCACCAGCAGCCGCCCCACATAAATAAGCCGGTCGTCGATAAGTACTTTTGCTGATACGAGGCTGTCGAGAATAGCACTCCTAGGCGTTGTCCAGATCGATAGTGGAACGGTGCTTGCCCTGAAGTACAACTTCTACCGATACCGGCTCAAAAATGGGTAGCTCCATGCGATCGCCCATCTGCAACAAGATTTCCCCCTCTGTTGCTTGCCGCCATTCCCGGTATCTTTTGGGCAGATAAGTGCCGTTAGACGTAACCCGGGGGCGAGGTTTTGGTACGACGGAGCCAGTCAGCCAGAATTTAAGTGAAAATTCCATACACTTCCTCCCGTACCCGGCGCAAAGTTTCGGGGTCTAATTTGCTCTTTCCACCCTCAGCGTCAAGCGCCTTGAACTTAGCCTCGATCTTGTCGCGGATCTCTACGTGGTACAACTTCTACGGAAATGGAAGTCCGATTCAACGCGGCAACCATCTGCCCCAACTTAGTTAGGGATAAATCTTCATCAGCTTCCAAGTCCAAATTGATTAGTGCTTGGAAAGCCTTCTGCTGCGTCAGTCGTGTTAGCGCGTCTGCCAGCAGATTTTCATCATCGCCAACTGACTCAACAATGGATCGGGCTTGCTCGGTGACCAACTTAATCGCCGACAACTGCTTCTCAAATTCCTGCCCGTAGCGATGAACAGCGCTTTTGGAAATTGAGAACCCCTGCTCAATGAGCCAGTCCGCTAGAGCTTGATAGTCTGAAAAAACGTTGTTGACCAAATTCCTTTCCAACTCGGCTCGGACGTTATCGGGCAGTTGGCTTATGGTTGAGCGACGCGGCATCATTAACCCCCCACCTTGGTCAAGCTGGGGAAGTGCGCCCAGGGTTGGTCGCGTCCCATCATGGATTTAGATCGCAGGAGGTTATAGGAATAGAGCAAGTTTTCGCCCGACTTGTCCTTGTACCCCCAGCTAAAGTATTCGCCGTAGGGGTCATTAACCCAAAAGCCTTTCTTACTGTCGCTGTAACCGCGCAACAGAATAATGTGTCCGCTGCCAGTAAGCTGCCCGGAATAAATCACGGGATTGCCATTGGCCAAGTGAACTTTGACTTCTTCCCAAGTGGCGTTGTCTTTAAAAGTGTCTTGGATTTTGTATTCTCGGAAGACTCGCGCCAAGTGGACGTGAACGTGGCGGTCCCATCCCCGTGCTTCAACCAACTTAAACATTTCATCTTCAAGTTGAATGTTGGGACGGGAGGGGCGACGCCCATAGAAGTAAGCAGCCATCGCTACGCAGGTCACATTACAGGTGCCGAATGGCCTGTATACGTTGTCGCGCTGGGAGAACCAAGGGACTGCGATGTTGACTTCATCCGGGAGCTTGTCACCTAATTTGTACGGCCCGACTGATTTGGTGCCGTCGTCTTGGACAATTTCAACGTGCTTACGGAAAGCTACCCACGTATTTCTGCCTTTAAGTTGGGTATCGCTTAAAGCAACGCGAACGTGATTGCCTTGACCGGGCATGAAAGAGTGCAGTGTGAAGGCGGTGCCAGCTTTCACCGAAACCTTTTCATTTTCCGGTAACAACGCTGATTGCACCGGCGATTGTTTGAATACCGTATCTTCTAAAACTTTAAGCTGAGGCATCTACTGTTTGAAAGGAGCGTTCTTTTTCAGCATCAGCTTGCCAACCAAATAAAACAAAGGTGTATTAATACGTCGTGAAATTTCTAGGACTGAACTATTACATACTGATGCGAGTCAGATATTTCACCGACAATTTCAATTAGACCTATAGCTGTAACCAATGTCGTGCGATCCACCCTTGGGGGCAGCGCAACGCTTACGCCCCTACCCCAACCAGGCCGAAACAACTTGCTGGAGCGCATCTGGCAATCTATTACCTCATTTGCCCGAACGCCTATCCAGGGGCAGCAGCGCCCACTATCTACTTACCTATCTACGAATGACTCGACAGGACTCAGCAGGCAATATGATTTAGAAATAAGTGAATATCCAATCCGTGACACTCAAAAAGCACGTCAATTGATTGAGATGTATGAGTACTGCCCAGAAATCGCGACTGGGATAAATGAGGTCTCTGATTCTGTTTGGAGCAGCGATGATGGGGACGACCAGGGGTTCGCGATGCGGAAGCCGCCGCAAGGCTTCGCACCAACTCTCAACGATAACGAGACACGTATCGATCCAATGGTGGAGAAGATTCTCCGCCGGTTGATTGATGAAGTAATTGGCGGCACTACGCTGGAACTAGCGGCAGAGCGCATTCTGGCTTACGGCGACGCTTTTGCATCTCTGGATGTTGATACTCGCAGGAAGCGGGTTAATCGGGTACTGTTTCTGCCTACCTGGGAAATGTTTCGGGTTGAGGATAATCAAGGGCAGTTATTAGGTTTTCAACAGCGTCGGTATCTTTCAGATGATGAAGGCATTGGCTTCCACCCTATTCTTTGTACTCACTGGCGATATAGAAGGAAGGTTCTCTACGGGCGATCGCTCTTTTATGAATCAATTGATGATCGGCATAAACTAAAAGCAGCTACTGAAGACTTAGCTAGTGCTAGTCGAGCAGTGGGCGTAAATCCTTCAATCCATCAAATGCCCGATTCGGTTGATGAGGACTATAGGGCAGAGTATAAACGGGCTTATGAAGCTAAAAAATCTCAATGCGTAGTTACAGATTTTTATTTAATGTACGGGGCTGACATCAGGAAGGTATCCACCACGAACCCCGACTTGAAGGCGCTGGCGGATAACGTGCTGATGTGGCGAGCGCGGATTATTATGCGCAGCCGCGTCCCACCCTGGTTGATGGGGCTACCTACCGTTGGCGCAAGAGAAATCGCCGGGCAACCAGCGCTAGCATACGCACGTTTCATTAATCGAGTTAGAATGGCGCTAACTGAAGGGATTAAGCAAATATGTAACCTAGAGCTGGCATTGAATGGTATTTCCAAGGAACAATGGCAGTACCGGATCATCTGGCCGCGTATTGCAACTAATCCATATGGAATAGACCGAGGGGTGGATGATGAAAGCGGAAATGCCCTAATTCAAGACCTGGATTAGCTTGGCAAAACGTGTTTCCACCGCCTATTACATCTAATTGATGATATCGTCCCGTGCGTTACACCGTAATCCTTGGCGATTTTGGGGGGTGATTCTCCTGCTACAATTCGTCGTTTTATTTCTGCAACTTGCTCAACCGTTAACATTAACTCGCCTCGCTTAGAAACACAACTTGCCACGTTGATTTCTGGATCTACGTGTTTCCATAGCCTACCACATCTAATTGATGATATTGTCCGGCGATCTACACCGTAATCTTTGGCGATTTTGGGGGGTGATTCTCCTGCTACAATTCGTCGTTTTATTTCTGCAACTTGCTCGACCGTTAAATCACCTTGATTAGAAACACAACCTGTCACGTTAATTTCTGGGGCTACGTGTTTCCAGCTTCGGTTATGCTTAATGCTGTCTACAGCACCAGCGCTTACTCCATAGCTCTTTGCTATTGCCGTATTTGTTTCTCCAGCCAAAATGCGATTTTTTATCTCTACAACATCCTTTTCAGTCAGCTTCTTGCCAAGATTTCTCGGTTTAATGTCAGTCGCAGCTTCGACGTATCGCCACACTTTGCCCTGTACAATAGCTATTATTGTAGTTGGTGAAACTGCGTAATCTTGGGCAATTTTGGAATAAATCTCTCCAGCCAGCAATTTCTCATGAATTTCTGCAACATCTGAATCAGTTAGCTTCTTCATGGTTTTTGGAGTAAATATGCGCCTTTCGATGTGTAACCATGTCTTGCCATATAAGATGGCGTTAATGTTAGCTCTTGATATGCCGTAATCCTTGGCAATGTCGGTTATTGACTCTCCATCTAAAAATTTTTTGACAATTAAGGGAATATCTTCATCGGTCAGCTTAGAGTTCGGATGTGTTGAACCAAGAAAGCGAGGGGGAGCGCTCGTGTCTTTAGTAAGGTTGAAACCAACTCGGCGGTCGTAAGAGCGGAATTTATCGCTCCACTTTAACTCTGCATCTGACAAAACTTCTGGTATTGGCAACAGTAATTCCAGAATTTCGAGTTTCAGCGAAGCCTCTCCGTATTTGTTAACCGCTCTTTGAAGATGAATGTTATGGTGAGTTCCTTTTTTGAGATCGTGCAGGTGAGTTGACCATCTAGCCGCAATGTTCGTGCTGTTGCCAATATAAATTTTTTCCTTAGCGGTGCAGTGTATTGCGTATATGCCGCTGGCGATATTTTTTCGAGCCATTGTTATTGTCCTGCTTTAGATTTTTACGAAAATTGATGTTGAGGGTAGTTTCGCGATCGCACGCCGACACATTTTCGGTTAAGCCGAAGATAATATCAGACAAAAATCGGAGAAAAGCGCTTGCCTTAACTACTGCTTTTCGCTCCACACGTCCATCGCACTAGCGATCTGCTTAATGCTGTACCCGCTGCTGGTAATCAAAAAGGCGCTTGACAGCATCAAAGGTATTGTCAAAGCTGTGGTCGATTCCCGATCGAGGTCGATACGCACTAATTCCACTGCTAGAGATCTCGCAGATGCGACCTATGCCTTTGGTCGTTACACGAGCCTGACCATTACGTTGCTCGATAACGTAAACGTGAACCGTATACTCAGCAGATACCCCATCACCAGTAGGTTTCAAGAAGCACCCATGCGGTACGTCGCTTGAGTCAATCAGAGCACTGGTTGCGCCCTGCTCATGGATTTTGGCGAGATCCGCCCATCCCGGCTGCTCCAACAGCAGCTTCATGTGTTTGCACTCCGACTTGTGAGCCTTAGTAATGACTGGGCAGGTGCAAAGCAGGGGATTAAAAGTGATGATGTACTGGTTGCCGGTTTCCAGATTGGTACAAATTGCCTGCTTTGTCTCAAACTTGAAATGATAGCCGCTAAACTTTTTGGGAGAAATGAACGTAGCGCAATTGCTGCCGTTTTTGGAGCGATACCGCGCCCAGGGACATCGGTTGCGCCCGACATATCGGAACTCTGTAATAGATGCGGCGTAGTCTTCCAGAATGCAAGCAACCGCGTTGATTAAATGGGTTGGGGTTGAATTGATTTGCAGAATACTCATTGTTAGTTTGAGGCGGTAGTTGGGGCTGCAACTGAGCAGCCCCGGTTGAGGTTATTCGTCTGAATCCGGTGCAGGAAGCGTTTCTACTTCTTCAAGAGGTTCTGACTCAGACTCAAGATGTTCTGGAACAGACTCAAGAGATTTCTGGCGTAGCTTCCACTTCTCAACGCAGATGAGATTTTCGTTAGGAGGCAGCGGCAGAATCCCTTGATGCTCCAAGAACAAGATGTGAAGCACTATTGCATCCAATTCCGAAGTGGCTGAACGCAAAAGCTGGTGGGTGCTATCTACGACATCGCAGAAATGGATAGCTGAATCCTCGTGTAGCAAGCCCTGGTTAATGACTTTCAGGTGATTTTCGGCTTTAAGCAACGCTCTGACAATATCGATGAGTCGCTGCCGTGGATTGACGGGATTGCCTGGATCGTTCATGGCGCATCCCCCAAGCTTTAACGATGGCTTGTTGGGCTGCGTCTACAGTTCGGCGCTGGTAAGGACGAACGATCGCATCAGTCGCTTGCTCGGCAGTTTTGTACCGGCGCTTCTTGCCGACATAGCGCGGCTCGGCTACCCACAACCCGGTTTTCAAGCAGCGGTAAAAGATGCCGATCAAACTCATCCCCTTCCAGACGCGATACACGCCAGAGGCAGAATCGACCTCAATCAGTTCTTCTTCCTGCTTTTGCTCGTAGGCTTCAAGTTTGCGCTCGATTTCCATCGCGTACTCGACCTCGGCGTCACAAGCTTCGTCTGGTTCGGGTTGAGCAGTGGCAGCGGGTTGCTGCTCTGGCTGAGGCTCAGTTACTTGGGTTTGATCGGGATTTAATTCCCGGAAGTATGGGCAGGCAGGGCGGTCAATAGCAACGTACTTGTGGTATTGGTCGTAGTTGTTGCCGACGCAGTGACCGCTGCTGTATCGCCACATACATTGACCGCAGTTGTTTTTGGGTGGAGCCGCGATCGCTTTAGACTCCTCCTCGATGTAATCCTCTAACTCCTGCTGGGCGAGAGTCTGAGCATCGACAGTAAGCTTAATGTCAATTACCCACTCCTCGGTTGGAGCAGTGCCGGTGACGGGTTTAACCAGAAAGCGACATTGAGTTTCAGTGCAGTCAAAGTCGATAACCCGCATGATGGGGATGAACGGCACTCGGAAAATGTCACCGACGTTAGCGGAAGCTGTAACGGCTGTATGGACTTGAGGCCAAACAGCCTTTGTTCGTTGCTGATTCGTTGATACCATTGGATTACCTCACTTTTGTGGGGGATTGGTTAAAGCCGTTGCTCGTCTTTGGTCGGAGGGGCAGCGGCTTTAGATTTTGGATGCCTTGGTAGCTTGATGGTGCTTCCTGCATCCTTACCATTAATACGTTAACCCGTTAGCGAGTTGTCAACTGGTTAACGCAAGAAATTTTCCTTATTCGTTTGACGCTAACGAGTTGCTATTATAGAAGTGAGTTTTGGGATATGGATATGAAGCAGCTTAGGGAACGGAAGACCCTTCGTACCGTTGATGTCGCTTATCACCTGGGCATTGCGGAGTCCACGGTTCGCAATTGGGAGAAAGGGAGAACAGTGCCAAAGCTTAGGCTTGACCAGTTTGGCAAGCTACTCAGGCTTTATGAATGCAGCTTTGAACAGCTGGAGCAAGCTACGATGCGATCTCTGGAAAAAGCAGAAGAACACGACAGCGATCGCAGGTGAAGCCGTCAATCCTCTAAATCTGTCATTAGACTTACTGTTCGATCAGATTGATCGGCACAACCCCAAAAAGCAGAGGCGATCGCCCAAGTCCTTCCAAAACCAAGCGATCGCCCTTCACCTTACCTAAATAGGAGGCAAGCAATGAATATCATAAAACGAGAAGAAACGAGCAGGTCATCCACCGCTTCGTTCAACTCTGCCAGCAACCGCGAGTTGGATGAGCGCAACATCTACCAGGCGAGGAAGTGAGGCGGCTAGATAGTGCTGGTCATTTTAACTGATAAACCTTGACCTACCCCAAGGGCGGTACATATACGTTAAGACCAGTCTGTGATTCCAGTAACAACCTAAAAAAGCAGGATAGGCTCCAGCCTAAGATGCAGTGTTAGCAACTGACTTTGTGATTTGTAGTATTAAATGGTGGCAACGAAAGCTAGCCGGGTATTGCTTGCCAGCTGGGACGGTACGCTGGTGAGCCGAAATCTTGTGGTTGCGCGCTGAAAATTGTGGATGATGGCTTAGCGTACAGGGTACTTTTGCTTCAATGTTACTGAACACTTTGGCTGACGTGCCAGAAAAAAGATAGCCAAGCATACCTCCCTCGCTGGAAAAAGGTGCATATCGGCAAGTAAGAAACTGGTTTTGAATGTCTTGCACGTACGGAGCAACGGCTCCATCTGAACTCAGAACTTTGGCCTCTAAAGGCCATATAATTCTCTCGTTACTCCTTAGAATAAATGCAATGTCATACTGCGGCGGTTGTGCTTGCGCTGAATACGCGCTTTCCAATTCAAATACTTCATGTTGAACATCAAATGGCTCGTAACCCGTCATAGTTCTACGAATTCTCCGCTCTAGGAGTTGAGTGATGCTCCTTTCTAACTGCTCCTCTGCTTGACGACAGTCAATTTCCGATATAACTTCTTCAACTAAAAGATCGTATCCTTTCCAGACGATCCCTACGAGATCCGTTATGGCATCCTCGCTCCACCGGTTAGCTAATTCGACAAATTCCGGCGTTTCCGGCCATCGCAACTCTGGGATTGTCCGACCTCTTTTAGCCACTGTATAACTCCTGTATGATTCTCGATTCTCTGTCCAATTCTGTTCCTCCAAACATAATATCTGCTGCCACTTCGTCGGCATCACGTAAAGCCATAGAGCGAGTCCAGTAGCGGATTTTGTCAGGCTTTATTAAATAAATGGTGGGTACTGTTATCCCATTCAATTGAACAGAATCATAAACTTTGGCAACGCGCTGATAAAAAATCCCGCCTTCTTCTGTATTTCCTCTCTCTAATAACACCTTATTTAACCTCTTTAATTGGTCAAGTAATTTAGAGGAGTCAATAGACTCTACTTGTATCTCTTCGTAGCCTGGTCGGTTGAGATAAAAAACCACTAACCGGACAGGAATGAGAGAGCTACTTGGCTCTTGAAAGATAGTGGCACAGACATTTTTATTTTGACCAAATCCTGCCTTTATGACTTGTAACAAATACTCGCAATACTTTTTAAGAACTGATTCCTGTCTATTTTTAGAGTGCTCGTTAAGGTCACTGCGAGTTGTTTGACGCCCAGGTGAAGAACTATCGCCTTTAAAGTCTGGTAGCGTGTAATTAAACAAGTCATCAATTAATATACACTCACTATCATTAAAGTTAAATGCCTGACGCACATACTCGTCAACTTCGTCAAATGTTTGAAAAATTTTAATATTTTGCAACCTTCTCGAACGCTCTTTAGGAATTGGAACGCGCCGTAAATCTTTTACACTCGGTTCGGGCCTATAAGAAGCAAATCGACCACTCGCAAGAAACAAAAAATAGACAGCTAGCTTACTGTTGTAGGTTAGACAGGCAGACTCTAAAAACGAAAAATCTTTTTGGCTGGTATGTACGCTTATATAACTTTGGGAGCAAATAATACCTTCCTTGCTAGAGGATTCAATTATAGCAGCTGCAAACCTGCCACTTTGTCTAGGCCAGGCTTGTTTTACAATCATTTGTGGCATTTGAAATGCATTAAAATTTGTTGAGGCTCTTGAGTCAGTACTTGGATCATTATTGACCGGAAGTCCTTTTACTTTAAGGAAGAGAAACGTGCCACTCGGAAATCCACCAGATTCTAATATTTGCTTACCGACTATCCTGATCTGTGACTTTTTCCTATCTCCTCGGATAACTCCTTCACGGCTGACGACAATGCCTTCCATCTCAAGCTTTTCGAGATTTTGTTCCCAGCTTAATCTCCGAACCAAAGCTAAATCACGTCTTCCACCCCACATCAATGCCGTCCAAACTAAAGGATCTGAGATCGCTTCCTGTGGATAAATTAAATTAATGTCCTGTGGTTCTATGGCTATGCGATAGTCATCTTCATTGGTACGGGTTGGCTTAGGACAAATGTATGACAAAGGGCTGCCGTCAGGAAGACTAGCGTACATCGTAACAATGCAAGAGGGTGAAATAGCATCCTTAAAGAGCCCAAAGCGTAAAGCAGATAGATTAACTATCTCCTCGACTTTAAATTCTGAGAAAAGTTTTTGCCGAAACTCTTTGGCAGTGTTACTGTGATTAAAAATTAAACCACCAGCCGGCTGCATCATCGCAACCTGTCCCTCTAGCTTAATTAAGGCAGCAGCTTTAGGCAGAAAGAGTGGGCCAATATTGTTGTTAGTAATCTTCCACTTATCTCCTGCCCAAGACTTAGCGATTTGAGTTACGGTGTTTTTTCCCCAAGGCGCATTGCCTACAACCAAATCATAATTTGCGGCATCTGCAACTGTGCGAAAACCTTCTATATCTTCTCGGAAGAAGTCTGCGCCTACCAATTGCCTGCCTCTCAATGTTGGAAAGCGCACCTCCCGCCAATAATGGCGAGGATCGATTTCGTCACACATAGTTAGGTAGAGGCTAAAAGAGGCAACTCTTACTGCTTGAGGATTAACATCAACACCAAACAAATTCCGCTCAAGCAGGGATTTTAAGACGTTTGATTTTATTTCCTCACCCGGATGAGCTTTTTTCCATCGATGGATTAATCTCTGAAACGCTTTAACTAGAAAAATACCCGATCCACAAGCAGGATCGAGAATTTTCACGTCCCAAACTTCACTATCCCAAGGAAGAACCCCATCAAGGATGAAGTCAACTATGTATCCCGGTGTGTAGTGAACGCCTTGATCAGCGTTGTTTTCTCTAACAAATTCTTCATATATGCTGCTGATAAACTCAAGGGGTATGGCGTCAAAAGAATATTGTGGCCAGAGACACATCTGCCTACTCCCCATCTCCAGCTTCCCGCTGACGAACTCCGCAAGCAAATCGAGGTGCTGCTGACTAACTTTCCGTTCCTCTGCTTGCCATTCTTTTCCACGTTCCGATCCTGTAGCTCCTTTTCCTGGAAATAGATCCCCATTAAATCTTTCGTTAAGCCAGCTGAAAAAGTTATAAGTATCTCTGTGGTTTCCTAAAATTTCTGGCAAACCACGGTAGCTAGCCGATAGTTTTCCAATTTTATGCAAGTGAGCGAGAAAATCTTCATTCAGGGCGGGATTTCCCTGAGAATCTTTCCGGTCGAAAAGGAATTGAATGAAAATAATCCTTGCTAATAAATCATGGGCAATGCTGTCATCGAGTTTTAGTATTTTGAGCTGCTGACGGGCGCTCTTGAGGTTACTGAGTAGCATCTGGTCAGCAGCATGGCTTGGTTGAAACCGTTCGTTATGTTCTTGAAAAAACTGGCCGGAGACTAAACCAGCCCAGTGGAGGTGGAGAGCTTCGGCAGCTTGTTGTGAAAGTGACGGCTGACTCAGCGATTCAAGCTCACCCCTTGAAACTTCAACGACTGGCTTGAGGATGCCAGATTCACCTGGTGGTTCTTGGTAACACGTCCAGACTCGTAACCGATGGGGCTCCATCGTGATCAAAGATGGGGAGCGAGAGAAGCTCCATGCAAGTTTATAAGTTTCTCTGAGCGTAGCGTCTGACACTGGTCTTTGGAAATCGCAGACAACAGCAATAGGTGCTTCAGTTGCGTCCCCATCAGGATTTGCTGCCAGCACTCCTACTTGGACGCCAGCACCATCCGGGAGGTGGCTTATAGTCCTTCCTAGTTTTTCCCTAGCGAGCCGTGCATAGACGCTTGGCCCAGCACCATTTGGCTCCATGATCTGCTCGGGGCGAGGCCAGTGGAGGTTTTTGCGGGCTAGTTCAAGTAATCCAGACGCTGGCATACTATTGTTCGACGCTACATCAGACTATAAAGGCCCTATGGCCTACAGGGACCACCTTGGGGCTTACTTTTGCTCCTTTGGTGTGCCGTTCCATTTAATTGTATTACAATATTGGCAAGATTTAATAAATCGTATTATTTTTTGTCAAAAAAGTCATACACCAGCTACTGGTAAACAGAATGGCTCTTTTAGAAGGCTTCACAAGGCGGGAAACTCAAGAACTAACAGGGACAACCTCCAATCGACTGCAATATCTCGAGAGGTCTCAACTGGTGATACCTCACAGAATAGGGCAGTCCCAAAGGCCTACAGTCCTCTATACCTGGGAGCAGGTCTTAGAAATCCGGGCGATCAAAAATCTGAGGCAGGGAATCTCTCTCCAGACAGTGAGAAAGATCACCAACTTCTTGGACAAAAGCGGATTCGACGACAGTCTGAGCGACAAACGGCTGATTGTTATTGATGATGAAGTCTTCTGGGTTCAGCAAGATTGGAAAGACTTTCCTGAGAAAATGCCATCGGATCTAAAAGTGGCGGGGAACAAATGTAAGGATGTGGGGCAGTACGTCTTGCTGGTAATACCCCCACTGTCTGAGATTGTTAACGAAGTCTGGGCAGCAGCGGAAAAATCTAAGGCAGTAGATTTTGAGAGCTTTAAACAGCGGGCTAAAGCCAATCCTACTAAAGTGGCATAAAGTAAAGTCCGGTTGACAGGCACCTTCTACCCACAAAGCTGGTTTGGACATCTGGACACTAAACTCAAGTGGCGAGCAGCTCCGCTAGTGCGATCGCCGC